GTAATTCTATGTTTGACTCTAGTATGCTAGAAAAAGAAAAATCAGAGCTTATAAAGGATTTAAACTATTCTTTTGGTAAGGGTCGAATTTTTGAAGAAAAAGTCAAAAACTATAGAACATTTGCCACTATTCAAACATTACTAAATGAGTGGAGAAAAAAAGATGCAAGTTTTGATATGACTACAGAATATGAAATTAAACTTCATAACAAACTTACAGAAGTTGTAGTAGAACAAAAACATAATATACCGAACAAGATCGATCCATTAGTTAACAAGATAATGAATAATAAGTTTGAAGAAAAGTACCGGCATTCTTTAAATGAAAGCCAGAAAGATTTGATCAAAAATTTTGTTGATGACAAAGAAGACAAAATTACAGATTACTATTCATTAGTAAAAAAAGATTGTTTAACAACTCTTGAGAATTATATTTCTTCTTGCCAAAATAAAATTTTAATAGAAAAAAATAATATAATTAAAGAAAATATACAAAATCTAGACGAAGGAAATCTTTCTAAAGAAAATCTTAAAAAGTTTTTGATTGTTGCTAAGTTAAAAGAAGAAATACTAGGAGAATAAAATGGGTGCACAAAGGCTTATAACAGAATGGGTTAATTTTGAGTATGATCCAAAAGTAATTAAAGAGCAACGCCAACCAGGCCAGTCATTAATAATGAAAGGTATTTTGCAAAAAGCTGAGACTTTGAATCAGAACGGAAGAGTTTACCCGAAGTCTATTCTTGAAAGAGAAATAGTCAACTACCAGAAATTCATAAAAGAAAATCGAGCCCTTGGTGAGTTAGATCACCCAGAATCTTCAGTTGTAGAGCTCAAGAATGCTTCTCACAATATTAAAGAAGCTTATATGGAAGGTAACATAGTTTATGGTACAGTTGAGATTCTAAATACTCCTAGCGGAAAAATTCTTCAATCATTAGTTGAAAGTGGTGTAACATTAGGCATTTCATCACGTGGTGTAGGTAGTACAAGAACTGAAGGCAATATGCAAATTGTTCAAGACGACTTTCAACTTATATGCTGGGACTTCGTAAGTGAACCTTCAACTCCAGGCGCATTTATGATGAAAGAAGGCAAAGAAGTTTCGCCTCAATTTATTAACAATGTTTTTAACAAGACAGACAGAATAGATAGAATATTTAATGACATAATGGAGTGGAAATAATGGCAATATCAAGTATACCAAAATCAGTCGGGCACAACTTTGCTCCAGAATACCAGATTAGTGCTGTATCTTTTAATGCAAAAAATTCAGATGCGAGTAGATTTGTAATTAAAAAAGCAACAGGGAAAATTGTAGGAACAGTAGCAGCAACAGATGGTAACGGTTTGGGAGACGATGTCTGGACAAGAACAGATGATACGCTAACTGATAATGATCTTAAAACAAACAATGGAGGCAATGCTGATGTTGATAATTTACATGCTAACTTTGCTGTTATAAGAAAATATGAATTTAAAAAAATAACACAATGGTTACAATTTAAAACTGTTGGTCAAACAACTAAAGTTTATTTTGGCAGAAAAGAAGCTGCTAATAGCACAACAAATTGCTTAGATTTAATAGATAGTGAAGAAACATTGATTTTACCTATTAGATGTGTTAATATTTATATGCCTGATGCAACAACTGCTAATCAAACAATGCATATAAGAGCAGGACTAACTGTGATAGATAGATCCGAATTTACAGAAATGATAGAAACATTTTTAGGTGATACAGAATAATGGCAAAAGTAAGTAGAAGTATGCTTAAGAGCATTGTAAAAGAGTGTTTAGTAGAATTGCTAGCTGAAGGTTTGAATAGTGGTGATGTAGAGGAGATGAATGAAAGTTTTCCTAAAATAAAAAAGCCTTCTAAGAAAAGTCTTAAGAATGCATCTGTTTTTTCTTCTTCTAAAGATAAGATAGTTAACCCAAGATTTGAGGAAAAGACAAAACGTATTATTTCTAATGCCACTAATGACCCGATAATGGCAGCTATCTTAGAAGACACAGCACAGACAACGTTGCAAGAACAAAACAATCTAGACAAACCTAATAAATTTACAGCAAAACCAACAGATGCATATAGCAAAGTTGTAAGTGAAAGTGACCCAATGGAAATGTTCGAGGGATCTTCAAATAACTGGGCTGCGCTAGCATTTTCAGACAAATAAAAAGAAAGTTTTTAAAATTAATGTTTCTAGACATATTTAAGAATATATTGATTAAACAAGAAACACAATATGGAGTTTACTTATGTCTAAAAATAGAGAAAGAATGGTTGAAGTTACACCTTCAACAATTAGAAGATTAGTTAGAGAAGAGAGCGCACGTTTAAACGAAACACTAGAGCTTAAAATGAAGCACCCATCAGACGTTGCTAAAAAGACACGTGAGGTAGATGCTAGTGATTATTCAGATACATTATCTAAATGTATGAACTATTATCAAATGGCTAAACTTAAAGAGTCAAAATTGATTGAAGAGCTTAAACAACTTCAAGAAGTCAAAAGAGAGCTTAAGCATCGTATACTTAAAGGTATATAATAAATTTTTTTAAGCTTTAAGAAAGGATTATAACATGCCAGGTTACAACGGAAGAACAGCACAAGCAAACGCAACTGCGGTAAATGATCAAATTAACAGGCAGAGGACTGCTATAAATACAACATCAGGGCTTGGTTTAGACTTTAGTAGTGAAGCGTCACCAGCAGGTATGGGGATATCTAGAGATCAATCATCAACTATATTTCCTGGATTTGACGGACAAAAAATAATGAACGATTCATATGCAGCTTTTTTAAAATCAGTTGCAGCTTCTAATAATCCTGATTTTCAAGAAAAATTTACACCTAGTTTGTTTAGCTCAAATAATAAACTTATTACAACTGCAACAGATTCAGTTACAGAAGACGCAGTTGATGGTCCTGCTATTGGTTTAGGACCTAATTTAAAAGCGCAAGATATAGACAGAGTAATAGCAGGCAGTGTAGAAGCAACAGGAAATGTTAAGCCTAACTTGCCTGGAGGACGAGGCTTTGGTGTTACAGATCCAGATGACAAAGGTCTTACAATGGGCAACTACTTCAAGCACAGATATTCTGTTACAGGTGAAGCTGGTATTGAAGTAGTTAAAGGCGAAAGAGCTTCTGTTGCTGACGATCCTTACGACTATAATCAATAAGGTTTTATAAAATATGCCAAATGCACCGTCTTATAATGGAAACACAAGTCCTAATGCAAAAGGTGGCTCATTTGGGTATGATGGAAGAACTGGATTAGGAATTGGTTCTTTAACCAAAGGGCCTGCTAGTGGTATTGGTAGTAATTGGAGTATGGGAGATGCATTGAGTTCACCAAAAAGTGAATTTGATTACGAAGAAAAAGAAGAAGTAAAGAAGTTTATTATAAATGCTGATACTACTGTTAGAGAGCTGGCTTTATTTGCAGGATTAATTGAAGATGCTGATGATGATTTTAATGAGCTTGAAGCAGGAATAGAGAGTAAGGCACATTCATCGTTTCATAGGGGAGCAGTTGATAGCTTATCACATAGAGGTAAAGACATATCAAGTTTAGGCGGATTAGGAAATAGTATGGCAGGTGTAATAGGTTTATCAGCAGGTTATGTACCTGATGGTAATGTTATGATTGAGCAAGATTTAAAAGAGTATATAAGACAAGTATTTATTAACGAGTTTACTATGAGTGGAAGGTTAGCTTCTATGTCTAGGTCAAAGGCTAAAAACACTGGTGGTAAAAGAAATAGTGATCCTATGTCAATAGACACATCTTCTGCATCAACAAACACAGCAGACGCTGCACCAGTTGGAAAGTTACCGGTAAGTCGTAGTTCTAATCATAAAGGTTATACGAATTCAACAAAAACACCAGACATTTTTCCTTATTCTAAGTCAGGTAAGGCAACAAATGATGGTGGAGAGACTATGGGTATAAAAAGATCAATAGTTAAGCACGAAATTGAAGAAGAAGACTTTGATAGCGGGAAATCTACTTTTGACATTTTAAACGATGAATCAAGTGAAGAAAATATTGACAATTTAAACTTTATGTATTTAAGCTTTATTAAATAATTTTAACAACTATTAGATATATAGATAATATATGAAAAATTTGCGAGACAACAATGAGTAATAATTTATATCTTGAAGCTATTGCTGAAGCAGAGCAATTAAAGTATGTAACTGAAGAAAAAGTAAAGCTCAATTTAATTGAATCAATGACACCACAGATCAAAGAATTAATTGAACAAAAGCTTTCAGGGAAAGAAGCATCGCAAAGTACAGAAGAAATTGTTTGCGAAACTGTAGAAGAAAATACTGATTCTTCTGGAAACAAAAGATTTTCTGAATCAAGTGAAATATCGTTAGATGAAGAGTCTAGATCTATTTTGAGAAAATTTGTTAATGGCAACTCTCAAAAACATGCATTAATTGAAAAAATATCTGAGATTAGAGAAGCTATAAAAACACTTAATAATGCTATTATACTTACTGAAGGTTCTATAACAACATTTAAAAATAAACAAAAAATTAACTTAATGTTTAAAAATATTGTTAAAGAAACAAAAAATATCAATAGAAGTAGTATAATTAAATCAGATAAAAAAATATTACAAGAATACTATAAACTTTTAAAGGAGTTACATAACATGTCAACACGACGTAAAAATAAGATTGATGAGACTCTTGAAGAGCTCCTCGAAATGAATCTTTTCGAAGATGATGAAACTGATGATGAAGCTGATGTTGAAGCTGATGATGAAGCAACTGATGATGAAGCAACTGATGCTGAAGCAACTGATGACGACTTAGATCTTTCTTCTTTAGAAGAAGAAGAAGAAGTTTTAGAAGTCAATAAAGACACAACTGTAGAGGAACTAGCAATGATGGCTGGTCTTATGGAAGATGAGTCTAATGAAGAAGCTGATGAGCTTAGTCTAGAAGGTCTTTTCGAAGAAGATGTTAACGAAGATCCAGAGACAGAAGAAGAAGGACTTAGCGCAGACGCATCAGAGACTTATACAGAATCTTATAAACGTCGTGATCGTGTTTTAGAGATTGATGAAAATATGCTTAGAAGTGAGATTGGTAAAATGAAGGCTATTCGTGAAGGTGAGGCTAAAGATATGGCTTCACACTTTGGTGGTGGTTCATTAGAAGGTGAAATGTTTGTTGACGGTGTTGAGCTTAACAAACTACGAGAAATGAAGATTAAAGCTGCAAAGGTCGTACGCAAGAATCGTATGCTAGAAAGCAAGCTTTCTCAATATAAAAAGGCACTTCGAGGAATGAAGGGCCAACTTACTGAGATGAACCTATTTAATGCGAAGCTCCTTTATGCTAACAAACTCATGCAAAATCGTGACTTATCAATGAAACAACAACGTCACATTGTTGAGTCTTTAGATGAAGCAAAGACTTTAGGTGAGGCTAAGATTCTTTTCGAGAGCCTTTCTAAGACACTTGTAAGCGGAAAAAATGCCAAAAGCGGCAAAAACCTTTCAGAAGGTGCTATTAGAAGACCAAGTGGTTCTTCTTCAACACCAGTTCGCAGTTCACAGACAAAAGTGATGAACGAATCAGTAGCACTTAATCGTTGGGCAACACTCGCTGGCATTAAAAAGTAAGAATTTAACACAGTTTTTTAATAGAAAATAAAGGATAAAACATATGAGTTTTACACTACAAAAATTAACAGAAGGTATTAGAGACCGCCACGTAGGCCAGCAAAATAAGCGCCTCGTTGAGAAATGGTCTCGCACTGGACTTCTTCGTGGAATGGAAGAGACAAACCGTGAGAATATGGCTACTCTTCTTGAGAACCAGGCAGCTCAGGTTCTTCGCGAGAGCAACACTATGGGTAGCGGCGAAGT